GGGCCAACGTAGACGATGGACTCGACATCGTGCCGCTAACTGTAGACGAGATTAACGCAATCGTTAGTTAAACCCCGGTACCTTCCATGGCGGAGTGAACTGCCAGTCCAGGAAGCAGGCCCGGACACTCAGGAAGGCCAACATGATGAGGGTGGTCCCACCAAACTTCATTCGCCGTCGCCGTTCAGCTTGTCTAGCTTTCCCTCGATCCTGCCTAAGTGTCTGCTGAAGTCAGCAGCGAACCCTGCGCGCTTCTCCTCGGTCTGGTCTATGCGGCGATGAAGCTCGGCATGGTCTCCACGGTTGTTCTGGACCGCTGCTGCAAAGTCCACACCGAGCTTTTTAACAGTCGTAGAGATCCCGCTTGCCCGCCAACAAATCGCAGCGATAATGGTCAGGCCCGTCAGGATAAGGCCGCCGATTGTCCCGATGAGTGCTTCCATTACGGAGGGCTAATGCTGACCTCGACGTTATCCACGTTGTTGAACGTCTGATAGATTACACTGTCCTCAATAATGAAGTCTTTGGCGGCGAATCCGTCTCCAGCCCCAAGCTCATTAAAGATTATGTCTACCGTACCAGCTTTGATTCTAGTAACGACGCAGGGGCCGCCCTTAGTGTAGATGTTTGATAGCCGCAGCACGTCCACTTTCCCGTTGACCCCAGAATTCGGGGCTTGCAGTTTAAGCTGGTCATAATAGCCACCCGAAGTGGTCATCGCATTAGCCCGGTTCCCGCCTCCTATTGCCCTGGCCCTTGGTACGCCTGGTGTCGGGGCTATGGACATGCCGTCCGAGGCGTTCCATTTAACATTTAACTCATGGGCTTCGATGGTTGAGAGCGTGAGCTTGGTGCAGCGGAGTCGGTCGATAATAAGGTGTCCCACCTCTATAAAGGTGGCTGTGAATCCTGAGCTAGTAGGCAGTCCACCGATATATACGACATTGGTTTGACCACTTGGGAGGGTGCTGCCTGCAAATGCCGTTCCCACGGTAATGTCCTCGATACTGATCTCACCCACAGGGGTCGTACCCAGATCGACTCTGAGCGTATTATCCGCAGAGTCGTAAAACGTGGGGATGTCTCCAGGCGCTTCATAAATTCCAGCCGAACCGGCGGAGAATGACCGCTCCTCCAGCATCACGTCAGCAGCCACGTATGAGCCGCCTCCAACGAGAGCCAATAACACGCCGATACAAGCGGAAGGAGGAATCCCGGTCAGCCGGAGGAGTTTGTAGGGGCTGAGGATGAGAGTACCGAGCATCCTCCAGCGTGCCGACTCTGCTTGGAGATATTCAATCTTAGCGAGAAGCCAGTCACGCTTGGCCCGGACCGCCCCGTAAAGCCTAATCATTGTCACTTTGCAGCACGTCCTTCGCCAGGGCGATAATACCTGCTCCCGAGCCAGTGGTAACCTCTATGGAACCGATCTTAAGGCCGTATATACCCAAGAGGAATAGGCCCACGATGGCGGCCATGATCTGCGGTCGTATCTTGCCGAAGAACTTCTCCATTATCGCCTCCTGCGGCGCCAGGGATTACGAATCCGCGGGCGGTGCAACGGCTTCCTCCTTGGGGTCAGGCGGGTCCTCCCCTGGCGCCTCGACCTTGTTCGTCTCCATGTAGTGGACGAGTAACCACACGTCCTGCGCGAAGGACCAGATGCCCGTGCTGGCCCCGACCTTCGGTGGCCCGTACTCTTTGACCTGGGCTACAAACCATTCGTAGTTGGCACGCGGCAGCGAAACGTAACCGTCCGAGTCCTTCAGCCGCTCGTCAATGTCGACGATCTTGTCCGTATCACTCCAGTCCTTGATGGGGATGAGCTTCCGGGTCTGCTGGAGCACGCCTACGAAGTCCAGGACTTCCGGATCTTCGCCACGCTTGGTGAGGGTCCACGGCTCGCCCTCATAGTCCAGCCATTCGTCCGGCACCGGGATGTGGACGAAAGGCCGGGTGTGCTTTCGCTTCTCCTCTGCTGCCTTCCGCTGCTGCCTGTTAGACGACATCTTGCCCCTCCTCGAATACGTTTGTCGCCTGCCCGTCTTTGAACTCAGGATGGTGCGCCCTGGCCCAAAGGTAAATCGCCTTGATCGGCTCCATTCCCGCGCCCACTAGGACTGGGGTATCCAGGTAATCGTCGAAGATAGGCTGCGCAGGCTCCACGACAACCATGATGAAGTTCCCGGCCTCGTCCGCCATCTGATTACCGTCGGCGTCCCGGTCCGGCTCCACTACCGCATCAATGTTCTCGATCCTACTGTGCTGGCGCCGCAGGAAGGGTTCTCTTTCCCCACGTTGGTAGTCCTCAAGGCTATTCCACCAGTCCCAGTACACGCTAACAGCAGCGTCCTTCCGGTGGTATACATAGGACTCAACATTGATATACGCGTGCTCTCGCGCAGTCCCGGTGCCCTCGTCCAAGTGCTTTTTTTTGAATCCCATCCTGCTACCTCGCCTCAAGCGCCGCTATCTTCCGGTTGGCAGCCGCCAGATCAGCCTTCACTTTATCGAGCTCGGTCCATTTCGTAGAGGCCGTCTTGTGTATCTCGTCGACGGCCAGCTCGACGCCGTTCACTCGCGGTTCGATATCGTTGAGCCGAAATTCGTGCCACTGGACCACACCCATCAAAAAGCCGCCTACGTAGCCAGCAGCGATGCCTTTACGGTTGCCCGAAGCAAGGAAGTCAGGCACGTCCTCGGCGATCATCCCGTAACGTAGGTACGGGTCGTCCTGCCTGCCATTCTCTCGCCGGTACTCATTCACTTCTACCATTGCGAGGAGCCGACTGAATATCGACAAGTCTGCGATGGGGATAACGCCTCGCTTGATGTCACGGGAGGACCCATCTGTCCAGACACCAGAGGTAGAGAGGTTCCCACCGTTGACGTTCTCACGCATGAAGAAGTTACTGCCTCCCTCCGTAGGGGCAGTGGTCATAAGGATGTTTTGTGCATTTGTGGCTGCCCCACTGCCCGCTAGTGTGATGACCGGCTCGGCTACCCTGAGCGTCTGAAGGTCGGTAATGGTCACGCCAGTCTGCACCGTGACTGCCCCGCCAGTAAAATCTACTATCTCCGCGTCCGCCCTGGTGGTGGTTTGGGTCAACGCGGGGGCAACGAGAATGGCCTTGGCACCATTTGTAGAGAGAGAACCCCCAACGCGAAAGTGTGCGTTGCTGGCCGCTGCCACGTTGACGCCAACCGTGCCGGTAGTACCGTCCACGTAGACAATGGTAACGTTGTCTCCGAGTAAGACGTTAGAACCCGCGGCAGCGCCCAGGGTCAGGTTGCCCGCGCTGGTGTTGACCGTCGTCGCTCCGGTAAATTTGAGCACCCCTGAACCTACGGCTTGGAGGTCCCAAATCGTATCGGTGCCATTGTAGGAGAGAATAGAGTCGCCGCCGGTTCCCAAGCTGATCCGCTGGTTGTCGTTGAACGTGAGGTGGCCGGTCGAGACGACGGCCGAGTCGAGGTTGCGGCCGTTACTCCCGTCGTGAAGGTGGCCAGTCGACGTGTCTATCGCGTCCGCGCGGAGGTTGTTGTACTGGGCCGCCGTAGCGGTATCGCCGGTGTCGACTGTTGAGCTATTCGCCATGTCCTACCTCACAGGCCCGCGTCTGGTAGTCCTCGATGCTATGGATGGGGTCGTAAAGCCAGGGTAGCTTGCCGTGGGCGCCAGTATACTCGCCCTTCGTGATCACGTCCCGATCCCGGCAGTGGCAGCATATCTGGCGGAAGTTTGGGTTGGCCGCGTCCTGGTCGGGATGCCAGCAGCACCGGGGGGCGATCGGTTCGATGGTAACGTCCGTCGCTCGGGCTCGTTGCTCTCTGTTGCTTAACCCCACTGGAAGAACCCCCACCGCGCGTTGCCCCAGACCCCGCCGATGGTCTGCTGGAGAGTCCACTGGCACTGGACGTACTTGTTCCCCTGCTTGAACTCCAGGGTCCGGCCCTCGATGTGATACTCGTCGTCGATACCCATGTCCGTGTAGACGAGGTTCACCCGGTCGCTCATGGAGCGGTGGATAGCCTGCATAAGCGCGGCCCGTGTCTTGTTGGGCATCGTGCAGGTGACGACTTCCTTACGCATCTGGCGGAGTTCGACCCGCTTCTCAGCACGGCCCTGGGCCGTGGCGAACTTGTCGATGTGGAGGGCCTTGTGCTCGATCCGTCGGCGCCCGACGTCCGTCTGGCTCTTACTATTCTCGGCCCGACCGAAGGTCTTGCTCGACTGCTGTCCCTTGTCCGCCCTTAGCCGCAGGAACGTGATGAAGCCATTCGTCCCCGAGCCGTTGTATAGGTCTATGCGCCGGAAGTTGCCGTCGAACCCGGTCACCACCTCTACGGTCACATTGTAGACATTATAGGTCAGGGGGGTGTCCGTCTCGTCGAAGCCGGTGTCCGCCTGGGCGTAACCAACTGTGACGAGGTCAGGGGCGGTGAACAGAGCTACCCGGGTGCCGTCGCCGTCGACATCCGACGTTCCTATCCAGGCGAGCGCCGTGGTCCCGGACGCGTCGGTAATCCGGACCTGGTGCTTCCCGTCGTTCCAGTCTGTGAAGTCCTGGCTGATGTCGTCTAGCTGGTAAAGGGAACTCCCTGTAGCCGATACCGTGTCCTGCTGAGTGTCCACCGCGCCTAGGAGGTCCGTCCCGCCGCCAGTTTCCAGGGTGTTGACGGTGAAGTCGGTCGTATGAACGGGCCATATCTCGTTCGCTATATGGTCCTCGTCGCCGACAGCGGTGAACTTCCTGGTGATACCGTTGTTAAGGGACGGCCGATCATCGACTTCCAGGCGCCAGACGAGGACGGCTGCCGTACGGCTGATCCGGTGGTACTGGTAATAGACCTCGTTCTCGACGTTCTCCTTGCCGTCGTCCCACCTGAAAAGGTCCTGGGACACGATCATATCCGTGGCCGCCGCTTCGCCACCGCCAGCAGGGTCTCCACGCCACGTCTTGAGCGCCTTCGTATGGGGCGCTGACTTCCGGTGGTCGGAGTCCTCGTAGCGGTAGTAGCCCGCCCCATCGACGGTGAATATGCCCACATCGTCGTCCTGAAGCTGGTACGCCTCGGTCAGGCCGTCCCGCCCCATGCTCTTGACGTGCTCCTTCTCGATCGCGAGGGTGGTGCCGGTGTCCAGAATCCGGTTCGCAGATGAAGCGTCCACGGCGTCCAGGATGCGGTCGAGGATGGCCTTAGCGGTCGTGTTGTCGACTTCGGGGGCAGTCCGGTACACCAGGTGTTGACCCATGCGCTCGCGGTCGTCCATTGCCCGAATCAGGCAGAACTGGTTATGGGCCTCGGGCTTCGGCTCGATCCTGTCGATGCGCCCGAAGAATAGGGACCGCCAGCCTCCGAAGTCGTCCCACTTGTCGCTCGCGTGGGTTCCTCTACCGCCGATGCCGTACTTAGTCGCCGTGTTAAACCTCGTGGTCGTGTGGGAGAACTGGAGCGTGTCGTCGACAGAGACACGAATCACATCCCCGTGAGTCTCGACGCCAATGATCTTTTCGTCGGAAGCGGTCCATGTGAAGGCGGCTTCGGCTATGGACGTGAGGGTGCCGGAGACAACCTCTCCAAGCCGTATATTCGTGCCGTCGTTGTAGACAAGCAGATAGTTACTGGCGTCAGAGTAGCGCACTATCAGGCCACTCCGGGTGCCTCCACGGACGTACTTGACGCCCACGAAGCAGTCCGTCTCACCAAAGTCGAGGACCGCTGAGTAGTTCCCGGCGGTGACGGGTATCATGCGGTTGGACTGGGCCTTGAACTGAGTGACGTCCCCGGCCCAGGCGTCGAACTCGCTGTCGTAGTCGGGCTTACGGCTGGCCAGCGTGGTGTTATCGGCCACGTCGAAGGTGTCTACCGGGTAGCCTACCTGGACCCAGATGTTCGGGCCGGGTAGTTGCAGGGGGTAGAGCACGCTCGTCGCCTTCGGTGGGCTGAAGCGGTGATCGTCGTTCTTGAGATATAGCTCCAGGATCGTCGCGGGGGACCGGCGCTTCCGAAGGTTGATTTCCTCGATTATCTTCATACCGCGGCCCTGAGTCCGCACGTACGTCGTGATGTCGGAGTTCGCGTCCGTGAAGTCGCCGTCCTGGTCGAAGTCGGCCCGGACCCTTGTTAGTGGCGTGGGCACTTAAGTCCCCCGTCTTTCGTTGATGTCGATGCGGTTAGCGATGTCGCGGGCCAGGTCGTTCGCGGCTACCTCGTCCTGGATGTGGGCCTCGTTGAAAATGAACGTATACGAGTTGCCGGCGCCCATACCTTTGCCTTTGCCGAGGGGTATGACGGCCTCGGGGCCAGCTTCGCCGATCATGGCAAGGGTGGGCTTGGTGACGATTCCTCCAGCATGGAAGCCGGGAACGGTAGCGGCGCCAAGCCCGGAGGAGGCGAACGGGCTTACGCCAGTGAATATCTTGATGATCTTCTTGAGCCAGTCGGGGATGATTCCTTCAATGAAGCTAATCGCGATCTCGACCCCGTCATCTATCCACTCCGTAACCATTGTGATGACTTTCCATACGGCGTTCGCCTTGTTAGTGCCGAACTTAAATGCTACCCAAACACCATCTGTAAGCCACTCCGTAACCTTGGTGATAATCTTCCATACGGCGTTCGCCTTGTTAGTGCCGAACTTAAATGCTACCAGAACACCATCTGTAAGCCACTCCGTAACCTTGGTGATAATCTTCCATACGGCGTCCGCCTTGTTAGTGCCGAACTTAAATGCTACCAGAACACCATCTGTAAGCCACTCCGTAACCTTGGTGATAATCTTCCATACGGCGTCCGCCTTGTTAGTGCCGAACTTAAATGCTACCAGAACACCATCTGTAAGCCACTCCGTAACCTTGGTGATAATCTTCCATACGGCGTCCGCCTTGTTAGTGCCGAACTTAAATGCTACCAGAACACCATCTGTAAGCCACTCCGTAACCTTGGTGATAATCTTCCATACGGCGTTCGCCTTGTCAGTGCCGAACTTAAATGCGATTTCAATACCCTCTGAAATCCAATCCGCCACCTTGGTGATAGTCTCCCAGACGGCGTTCGCTACATTCGTGGTGAACTTGAATGCAGCCTGTACCCCATTGGCGATCCAATCCGCCACCTTGGTGATAGTCTCCCAGACGGCGTTCGCTACATTCGTGGTGAACTTGAATGCAGCCTGTACCCCATTGGCGATCCAGTCCGTAACCTTGGTGATAGTCTCCCAGACGGCGTTCGCTACATTCGTGGTGAACTTGAATGCAGCCTGTACCCCATTGGCGATCCAGTCCGTAACCTTGGTGATAGTCTCCCACGCGTTACCGGCGAGGTCTTTCGTCAGCTTTAGGGCGGCATTAACAGCCGTTTTGCCACTCTCCCACCACCCTAATACTGTCTCGACGATCTTATCGATCACGCCCTTCGTGAAGTTAATTGCGATGCCGATTCCTGTCGCTGCGAGGCCAACCCAGTCCTTAATCGTATCTATCAGGGACCAGAACGTACCCGTAAGAAAATTGATGGTAATACCGAAGGCCGCAGGGATAAGCTCGGTGAAGAACGCATTGAAATTGGCTTTCAGCTCGTCGCTAATAATGGACTTAAGGAAGTTGGGGATGGTCTCGGTGAATGCCTTCTTGAGGAACGGTAGGACGGTGTCGCTAATGTAATCCATTAACTTCCCCCAGTCCTCTTGCAACTCCTTGCTAAACAGCAGGTCCTTGATATTGAAGTTCAGCAAGTCCTCTACGGCCTGCTGTAAGGTCGTCTTTACCTTATCGAGAACCGTCGTTGCGCCCTCACCCGCGGCGATAATCCTCTGCATACCAGTCTCGTAGGAGCCCAGCCAGCCGACGAGGTCTTCAAGGGGCCGGATATTGCCCAGCATCGCCTCGCCGATGGCCTTTGAGGCTTGCTCTACTGATACGCCCGTAGCCTGAACCAGGGCCAGGGCGGCCTCTACGTCGTCGATGCCGGTAGTGGCATCCTTCGATGTGTTGAGAATGATTCCAAACGCCTTCTCGGCATCCTTGGCAGTCTTGGCGTACGCATCCCCAATAGTAGCAAATTGAGGCTTTGCCGCCTCGAAGGACTGCTTAGCTATAGGCCCCATGCTTGCGACGACGAGGTTGGTATGAGCAGATACCTTCTGGAGTTCGCGGTGCACGTCAATAATGGCCTTTATCGAGAAGACACCCGCGACGGCGCCGACCCCGATAGCGGCAAGGGCGCTACTGAATCCCTTGAGGCCAGTCGTTACACCAGCGAAGCCCCGCTTCGTAGTCGTCAGGCTACTATCAAGCTCCTTGAAGCCCGCCTTGGCCTGTTTCGTATCTGCACTAACCTTTAGCTCTACGTCAGCCATTCCCCACCATCGTTATATCCGCGAGGTCCTTATCGGTAATACCACCCTTGCCACCGTTAGACTCCGGTGTGTGCCGCCCGAGGGCTAGCACTTGCGATAGGCGTAAAATCTCGGTGCTCTCCGCGAGGAATTGCCCCGGCGATAAATGCCACTTCTGGCACATCCCCTCTATTAACTCGGCCCGCTCTAGCTCCCAGGGTTTAGTGAACTCGCTCCCGTCGGCGTTAGTGGCACCGGGTCCGAAGTGCTTCCATTGGGCGAGTCGACTTCTAAAGGGACGGATACCTCGGCCACCATCCCCATCCACGCCTTTATTAGGAAAAGGCTGAAGCGCAAGATAGACCCCGTTCGAAAGCCCTCTACCGTCGCCGGGATCGGTTCTCCGTCGTCGTCGAGGAGGTTCCACCCGATCAGGACGTGCTCGGCGAAGGTAGCAAGTAGAACGGCGATCTGGGACTGTTCGCCGCCTTCGGCCGCCTGACCCAGCCCGATGAGGTCCAGGTATAGGGCGTTCGATACGTCAAGCTGTACCTCGACCTTCGCGCCCACCCACTCCGTATCGTCAAAGTTGAGGTCCGCCGTCTTACGCTGGAGCGTATATCCCCTCTCAGATGTCAACGTAGCCCCTCCATTTACCTGTTTCCGGGGTCGGAGGCCCCGGCACGTAGCCGAGGCCCTACCCTTCGCTTTAGGCCCAGGTCGGTACCGTTGTGCTATTGAGCAGGCCCGGCGCCGTATACGTCAGTTCGCCGGTAGCCGACCGAGCTAGCGCGTAGTCGGTGAAGATAGTCTCGTTCGGGAGGGTCTGCCCCGAGTGGACGAGCGTCACCGTACGCGTTACCGACGAAGACGACACCGTCTTGAACACGTCGTGGCTCAGGTTCGACGCATCGTTGAAGGTCCCCACGATCGTGATGGTGAAGTCAGCGAGCAGAAGCAGCCGCTCCATACCGCTTGAGTTGATCCCCGTCACGTCCTGAACGCCCCGAGGGACGCCCCAGTCGACCGTCTGGATATCGTTCGAGATGCTCCGGGCCGTTCCGCCGCTGTCGTCGACAGCGCAAGTCAAGCCTAGCCCTGCTTCCTTGGCCATGTTGTTCTCCTATCCGCGCTTGCGCGCCTCCTGTAGTCGATACGCACTCTCGTTAAACTCCCCCATGAAGTCCGGGAAGTCCATTACCCTCGGCTGCGTGCCCACCTTGTGTAGGAAGATCGGCTCGCGCTCGATCGGTAGCAGGTGCTCGTTAAAACACTGCTGGCCAGGTGGGAATGCGAAGGTCACGATTCCGACCTCCTCCTTTGTGGTGAAGTGGAGAATGGACCGTCCCTCGCGGGTCCTCATGGGATTCATCGCGTTACGGATATATAGGTCCTTGTCCGATCCGATCGGCACCACGACCTCGAAGCCCATGATGTGTCGCGGACATGCAACCTCGTCACATCGAGCCCGCCGCCAGTAGTCCTTGCCCCACGGCCTCGTGGCGCGGTAGCGATCCAGCTTAGGCGTACGCCGTGTCGTCAACAGACTCACCCCTTCTGATCCCGACCGCGAAGACGGCGGTGCTAAAGCTTCCCGAGGTGGTCACGCGCAGGTATCGATCCACGGTACCGGCGACGGTCAGCCGCTCCGTTGTTCTGCCTGTTGCGTTGGTGAACGCCTTCAGCGTCGCCCAGGTCGAATTGTTGGCACTGTCCTCTACCGTGATCGTTACCGTACCCGACGCAAGGCTCATTACCTGGAGGAATACGGCGGCGCCGGATGCACTCGAGGCGGAATTGTCCACGCTCGTAGTCGAGGCCCCCGACGAATGGCTAACCTTCCCAGCGGTGAGCAGGTCGCCCCATTCCAGCGGAACGAGGTTAGCTAGGCACTGCACGGTCAGCGAGAGCGCCCCGTCCTGGGTACGGCTGCCGTCGTAATTGATCTGCTTCGAGACGAGGTGGGCCATCACGTCGCCTCGGGTCGTACTCTGCGCGTAGAAGGCCAGTACGTCGGTAGTGAGCAGCGGACTCAGGGCCGGGTGGGACTGAAGGCTCGCATCATTAAACCAGCTTTTGAAGTCCATCAGGCCGTCTCCGTGCGTCAGTAGCCGTTCAATCGCCGAACTGGATAGCCCGGTCAAGTCCTGGACGCCGCGCGGCGAGGAGATCTGATCCAGGGCGCTAACGTCGCCTGAAAGGTCGTATCCACCGATATAAAACTGCCCCCCAAGGCCGCCCTTTTTGGCCATCTACTTAACCTCCTTCAGGAAGCCCCGTTCCACGTAGTCGCCAGGGATGCCCTCGAACGTATCACCCTCGTAAAACAGGACCGGACCATCATGGCTATCCATCGTGATAACCGGCATGCCCTCGGGGACTCCGCGTGGATTCAGGACCTTGTACTTCCCATGCTTAGGCTTGGCCATGTTGTACTCCTACAACGCCGCGGTCGCCGAGTCGTCTACGATCAGCGGCAACATGATGTCCGCTACCCGGAACAGGATGCCGCTCTGGTCGAGGTGACCATATTCCGTTGCCACCGACTGCCCGTACTGACCGCCTACGTCGATATTGCGGATGTTGGCCCCGAGGTCCGCGTCCTCCACGAGGTCCTGCTTGATATTCGATACAGCGTTGGCTAGCCCTAGCTCCATACCCTCGACGGGCTCCTGGAGCATCTGGTAATAGCAGCGCAACATCACCAGGTGCAGTTCGATAGTCCCGCCGTTCAGCGAGAGGGCCGCTACGAAGTCGCGGAGCATGTAGATCGCGACGAATATCTTGTCGGTGTCCGCCTCGGGCGGCACCACTGGCTCGCCGATCACCACAGCGTGGGCGTACCGTCCCGCCGACACATGGCTGGCTACCTGTTTCAGTGTTGCGGTTACATCGAACGCCATCTAGCGCGCCTTGAGGTCGTTAATGAGCTTGTTTGTATGGGCACGGAGCGCCGTCTTCTTCTTCTCGTTTAGCCATTGATCGGTACGGCGGAACATCGCGTAGCCCCGGAACCGGGTGCGCCCGATAGCCCCGACCTCAAGCCACGGCCCGTAGATCACCCCGCTATCGTGGAGTCGCCCTACCCGGCCATGTACCTCACCGTGAATGTTCCGCCGGTAGTGCCCCTTCGATGCCTTTCCGCGCCCGGCCTGTGAGACGGTCAGGAACACGCCCCCAGGACGCATCCGGGCCAACCCGTGCAGCCTGGCAAGCCCCAGGTCGACAAGCTCCCGCACCATACCGGCCGCCGCCCTCTCAACGATCTTCGGTCCGCGGAGTAGCAGGGGGCTCTTGATCTTCATGGAGACCCGCGTGGCCACTAGCTGTCGGCCTCCACTAGCTCGTATCTCTTGAATATCTTCCCAATGGCGCCCGTTGTCAGTACGTGAATCTCCACGTTAATGATAGCCGTCTGGGTTGGTTGCCAATCGAAGGAGATTCGAGCTACCTCGTTGGCATCCAGCCCCAACGCTTCGCATAGCTCGGTACCTACCTGGCCCACTTCAACGGCCATTAGATCACTCCTGACCGCGGCCGAATGTAAAGGGCCATCCACGTCTTTATGAGGTCGGTTAGTTCGTTGCCCCTTAGCTCCTGTGCCGAATCCCCGACGCCTACCGTACGGGCGAAGTTGGCATTCTCCTGGACAATCTTAGACAGGGCCAGTGCCAGGCACCACTCCCGGATGTTGAACGCGGGCTCGTACTTCGAGATAGCCGTGGCGTCGGCGTGGGTCGCCGCCGTGGTCCCGTTGACGCCGCGCTCGATCGTCAGTGTTCGGTTGATGTTGACCGCCGTATCGTCCGCGTGGGTGGCTACCTTCGTCCCGTTGTAGGCCCGGATCACGTCAACGTCGTTCGTGCGGACCGCCTTGACGTACATCTGCTCAGAGTCCAGCCGGATAACCTCACCCCGGAGAACGCCGTGGCTAGCATCCAGCGTGATCGTATCGTCGTCTAGGGTCGCCACGATCGTCGCGTCGTTGACCACGACGGACCCCAGGGCTGCGAAGTCACGCTCGGACACGAATATCTGCTCGCTCTCGATCAGCAGGGTGTCCCCTACGTCGATCAAGGAAGCGTCGGAACAGACGCCCTCAGTCGCCGTGGCGTCAGAAGACAGGCCGCTTGAGACGGTACCGGTGGACTTCGTATCGTTGCTGTAGCCCCACGACCCGAGCACGCTGATAGATCGCTGCGGGGTATCACCAGACTGGAAGGCCGCCGAAGAGGATATATCTATCTCGATGCGGTCCTTCGGATCGACGTTATTGGGCTCGGTGAAGTAGTCGGTTGAGGCGATCGTGGTCGGGCTAGCGTTCTGGGCCTCGGACTTCAGGGTGGTCACCGCGAGGAGGTCCTGGTCCACCCAGAGCACCGTGCGGCGCCCGATCTGGTAGGGCGGCCAGCGGTAAAGGCGGGTTTCCGTCTTCGGGATGAAGAAGCGGCGCGTAGCCCGGTCTATGTCCCGGCTGGCAGCCTCGATGATGTCGTCGACCTTGCGGTCGCTATCCTGGCCCTTGATGCCAGCAGCAGCCTTCACGCGTTCGCGTGAGACGTACCAGTTTGCCATTGCCTCCCCTGCTTTCCAGTTCGGCTATCGGCGGGTTATTCAGTTGTTGCGTTTACGCTACCTAGGCCACCTGAAGTCCCCGAGCGGGCAGTTACGCCGCCCGTCCGGGTGAATGTCCAGAGGGTCCCCGTGACGAGGACAGGCGACGGGTGGCTCGGCGCGTTCACGCTCCGCCTCGCGCCTGTTCTCGTCCAGATACTCCTTTAACTGCTCCCAGGGCATTAGTCCGGCTTGATCGTCAGGGTAACCCGGTACTTCTCGCCCGAGGTCGGGGTATGGGCCGCAGAGCGCACTACCAGGACGCCGAACAGAGAGTCATCCCCGGCCGCGCAGACGAAGGGGATCGGCATTTTGAGGTCCGCGGATACCAGAGTGGCCTCCGAGGGACCCCCCAGGTCCTCCAGGGCCGCCCAGTCGATCTTCCCCTGGTAGTTGTCGCTCTCGGTTGCGTATACGGGGTTGGTGTTCGCCGCGTTGTCGTCGAGGTTCCCTGTCGGTGCGACATTGGTTAGATACATTGTCAGCACCGGCACCTTGGCCGTCTCGTCGCAGAGAACTACAGCCTTGGTGATCTTTCCACTCCCGCCGGGGGTGGGGACTACGGCATCGAAGTCCCAGTGTGTGCCCGCGGACGTGCTCTCCGAGATAACGTCCTCGTTGGTGTAGGCCGTAGTGTCGGCCGGGCGAGTCTTCTCGACCGATACTTCGATCTGTGCCCCGAGGACGCTTTTGTTCTTCATCGTCATGGGAGGCTAGCTCCTACTGCGTCTTGCTCGCCGCTTGGGCGGCTCTGGCCCCCTTGGCTCCCTAAGCGGCTTGGCCTCGACGACCGATGGGGTCATGGGCGCGTAGCAAACGTCGCACCTACGCGCCTGGCGCTCGGTCTCCCACCCGCACGCTTCGCACTGGTTCATATACACAACCTCTAGCTGGAGGTTGCGGGGATGATCCCGCCCTGGCCACCGGCCGCACCGTCGTTGCCGAAGGTGCCGCCCGCGTGGATGAAGAACTTGTCCCCGATGGTCCCTACCAGCGTGGCCTCGGTAACCGCAGCTTCGGCTGGGGTATTGAAGCCCCCGGCTACCATCCCGCCCTCGCAGCCATCCACCAACTGGAACGGCTCGGCTCCCGAGAGCAACTGAACGCCGCGGCAGTTGACCACCCATACGTTCTTACCGGCGGTTGTTCGGTTGTGGATAATCGCCGTCTCGAAATTCCCGTAGAACTCGCAGTCCTCCACCAGGATGTTCTCGGAGTCGATGAAGAACAGGAACCCGGTGTCCACAGCCCCATCGCTCCCCGCAGGGTCGGTAGGCTGGAGGGCTGTGCAGCGCCGGATCGTGAGGTCGTCGAACGTGGTCGCCAGGTTGATGAACCCGAGGGCTTCTTTGGCCGACGAAGTCACGAAGTCGCAGTCCTCGATCAACACATTCCCGACGTTGATGTCGAGGAAGTTGACCAGGTCGTTTATGTCGCAGACCATGCGGAAGTTGCTTATCACCGTGTTGGCCGCGCTGATAAGGATGTCGGCCGTGGTATCGGTCCCGAAGGTCAGTGTCGGCTTGGCGGTACCGAAGCCCAGCCCTCGGATGCTGATGCCCGCAACGTCGCAGGTCCAGCGGGCGGAGTTCGTCAGCGTCTCCGTGTAGCCGGGCATGACGAAGATAGTGTCGCCCTGGTTAGCCGTACACTGGCCAATCGCGAAGTCCACCGTGGCAAAGGGATCGTCGGGTGTAAGGCCGTGGCCCGCCGTATCCGTCCCGCCGGTCATTACGAAGAAGACGTTGCCGGTGAAGACGTGGGTATCCACCAGAGTCGCCGTCAGCGCCCCGCGCTGCTTGGTGTAGAACAGGCCGCTACGCTGGCCTACGAGGGTGGGAAGTGCCATCTACGTATCTCCTTTGCTTTTCGGGGTTGGTTACCCTTGTTGCTACTTGCTCACAGGTGGACGCTTTACGCGCTTGTCCCGAGGTGGCCCCTTTATCACTCTGCTACCGCTACCGGCTCTCTCTCGGCGACTCCCCTCATCCGGTTGCCGAACGTAGTCACCGCGGCGTCGTCGCCCTTCTCGGCGGCGAGGTCCGAAAACGCCCTTGCATCGCCCTCGTCCTTCAAGGGGCATCCGCAGCGGGTGCAGTTGTCCGGCAGCCCGATAGGCTTGTTCTTCTCGTCCCGTATCTGGTGGGCCATCGAACAGTGAGGGCAGTCCGCCACGGTCACCGTGTCCCCGCTGATGTTGGGCATATTCTCTTTAAGTTCCATTGCTTTCCCCTCCCTAGAATGGTTAGGACGCTGTCGCAGAGCTTGCAGTACAGGGATTGCGGAGTCCCGTCGTGGTGGGGGCTCCACCTAGCCTCGCACCGCCCACAGTGCAATACGCCCTCCTCGTCGAAACTGGCCGGGGTGAGGCGCCCACTAAGGGGCAGGTCCCCCCGGTATCGTGCCTTCCGTAGCTCCATCCACCACCCGATTTCCTCGGGCCACTCGCCGGTAGCCTCCCGCCATACGAGGGCCTTCGCCTTGACCCGGCAAAGCTCCTCGGGTGTCAGGAACTCGAAGCTGGGGTGCCAGAACGGGACCTCCAGGATGTCCTCGCGGAGGGCAAGCTCGTGGAACTTGTCCCACCACTCCTGCGGGATCATGCCCGGAGGCACCTCCCGCTTGTTCGCCCGGATTTGCGGCTCTAGCACCCAGCCCATTTTTGCTTTTACCCCTATGTCGGCTGGACGTAGACCTTCGAGCCGGTCGTTGCCGCGCCCTGAAGCTCCTTCTGCGGGTAAGCCGACCCGTACACCACCTGGCTCGCCATCACGTCGTCGACGCCGGTGTTGCCATCCTCGCCCACGGTGGAGCGGACGGTCACGTCGGCGCCCTCTACGTCTAGCTGCTCGGCTCGCGCCTCCATGATTACGAAGTCGCCGTCCGCGTCGACCGGATTGTCGGTGTCATAGTTGCCACCCGACGCGTCGGTCGTAAGCTCGCCCGAGCCTGTACCGGACGTGTCCTGCGCCGCTTCCAGGCGGCACTGGTCCAGATCGTCTGAGCTATCCCAGGTACCTAGCTCGACGTAGGTGCAAACACGGACGGCGCTTTTTAGGGTTCGCCATGCCGTGCTCGCCGTGGTGCCCCCGACATCGGTGCCGCTCGGGCTCACGATGTCGAAGACCGCATGCTCCGAAAGCCTATTGCTCATGTCGTCTCTCCTATTGCTCAGGTCCCAGCTAATCGCTGGTCCTCACTAGGCTCGGGTTGCTACCGACAGGAACGGGGTCAGGGTATTAGAACCGTTCCGAGGCGTCAGAGCCGAGTCGATCCACGGGCGCCCATCCACACGCTGGATGAAGCGGAAGTCGGTCTCGTCTGTGCTGAAGCGGACGTGCTCGCTGGAAGCCATCTCCAACTGCATCCGGTCACCGATCAGGTAGTAAGACGGGTCGACCAGGTACACGTCACCCGCAGTCCCCAGAGTCTCGGCCTTCTCGGTGTAGACCACCGGTCGCCCCAGAAGCATCGGGGTAGGCGCGCCAGTGATCCCGCCAGCCGGGAAGTACATCGGGGCGCCGCCAGTGCCAACCGACAGGCTCATCGTGTAAAGCTGCGGTTGTACGTCCGGGTTCACGAGCCAGATGCTCCGCATAATCGAAGAAGGAAGCATCCGGGCGAACATCTTGATGATGTTCTCCACGACGAGCGTAGTTGCCGCCTGGCCCGTCTCTTTGCCCACGGACACCAGCGCGTCAGCATTCTTGATGCCGAGGGGCTGCCCGCCGCCGATCCCGGCGATAAAGGCGTCGTCCTCAAAGTACGCCAGCGCCTCCGCGAACAGCGTGTTAAGCAGGGGCTCCAGGGTGATCGCGCTATCCCGCAGAAGTTCGTTGCTGATCCGGGTCCCGCCGACCAGCTTCTTAGCCGTCAGGACCGCCTGGGCAAACGTCGGCTCGCTCTGGGTAATGGTACCCGACTCAGGTATCCAGTAGGCCGTCACGCCGCCGTAGACGTTGCTGGCGTGGGTGGTGTCCCGGATGGTAGGGATACGAGTCGTCAGAGTAGCCATTGGGAGTACCCTGGCGCGGGGCCGTATGGCCGCCGCCTCAAGGGACATCCGCAGTAGCTCGGCGCGGAACTCCTCGGGTACGAGGAACCCGCCCTGGTCGCCCTGGCTCTCGCCGAGTACCTTCACCCTGGCGTCTAGCCCCTGCCTCGTAATGTGAGGGGAAATCGCCCTTGCGAAGTCGATGAAGTCCTCGAACTCGCCCGCGTCCATGCCCGCCCCAGTACCGTTAGCGGCGATCTGGCGGGCCTCTTTGCGTGTCAGCTCAAGGTGCTTATAGATGGCCATACGGTCGGATCGCGTAAGGCCCTGCTTGCCCGCGGCGCTCGGGTCCATAGGCACCCGCTTGACGGCCTCGGGCATGATGGTCTCGTTCGCGTCGTAGAACTCTTTGAGGCCATTCGCCACGCCCTCGGCGATCTGCTTATCGATATCGGGGTCGTGTTTGCGGTGGAGGGCGGCGTATTCCTCCATAAAGGATCGAAACTTCGCCTGGTCCTCCGGGTCCGTGCTCATAGCCCACTTAGCGACATGACCGCCGCTTAGCGCCTCCTCAAGCTCCTCAGAGGTCCGAGGTATTGCCTTAGTGACCATTTGATATTCCTCCTAATGGACGCCGTTAAGGGCTTCGCGTATTACGTCGGCTGCATCCGGCGCCATCGGGTGCCCTTCCACCCCTAAGCGCCGGTCGAGGGCTTCGTCAAGGCGTTGCATAACTGCAATGTGGAACACATCGGCGAACGCCCGCAGCATGTCCTCGGTGACGCCGATGTCGATTTCAGGGACCTCCCGGAAGGCCGTCAGTTCGGCCTGTAGGCGCTCCAAGCCGCGTTGAAGCTGTGCCTCGGTGAGCGCCAGGTCGCCAGACGAGGTAGCGCCTTCAAGTAGAGCATCGTGCTCCAGGGTCTCCACGTACTCGCGGAGGCCGGGGTGGACACCGGCGAAGCCCTTGGCTAACTGTAGCGCCTCAGGGTTCGACGGGATGGTCACCTGGGAGATTTCGAGGAGTTCCTGGCCCTTGAACTCGTAGTTGGGCCACCAGTCGGAGGAGTCCTCCAGCTTGACGGCCTTCTCCATGTCGGGAACGAACCCGACGGAGTAGGCGGCCTTCCCACGCTTTGCAAGCTCCCAGCCCCAATCAGCCTCCTGGTTCCCAGCGTCCTTGTAGTAGGTAGCGACGCCCTTCAGTTCCTTGGCCTGCCTGTCGACGGACACCGAAAGCTCCCCGATCTGGTTCGTGAGGCCCCGATAGTTGTGCGAGGAGAGGAGGACATTATGGGTGCGGAAGGTCTTGAGGTCCCAGAAGCTCTGACGGATGATGTCGCCGTCGCGGTCCTTCGCCTCGGTGGAGAAGACCGCGGAGACGGTGCCCTTGTCCTCGTCGAGGACCTTCGTGGTGGCGGTGACGAACTTGACGCGCCGGTGCTGGGGATCAGGGATAGGCAGAAGGAACCTGCTCAGGTCCATAGTCCCCTGGGCAGGCCCGGTATCGTCTATATCGACTCGAGGATCGACGCCAGGGATGCCTTCGCCGCCGCTCTTAGCCATGTCGCCTCCTGTTGGGCAACAAAAAAGCGCCCAACCTGTACGTTCCGGTCAACGTACGAGTCGGGCGCTCAAGCGCCGGGAGGGAGGGTGATATGCCCCTGCCTACCTAGCGGGCCACACGGTCGGGAGCATCGGGCGTCTAGCGCACTGGCCCCCGAAAGGGTTCTATATATTGGTTACGCTAATAGGATAACCACAACACTTAGGGGGTTGTCAAGCCTACTCTATGACGTATCTCTCCGCTTTGCACCGGCGGCACCAGTGCTTCGAGCCCTTCGGTACATCCTTGGCCAGCAGAGCGTTGCAGTCGGAGCATCGGAACTCGGGTACGACTCGCGCGATAGGCTTGCCGCAGCCTAGACAATGGGTGAGGCCATTCCGGGCCGCAATCCGGTTTAGGTAGCCACACGGGCATTCCATAATCTGGATGGTTCCGCGCGACTCCTCGACCGCCTGCGCTGCCTCGTCTCCGATCCCCTCCAGCGGGTCGATGTCCGAGACCGGCGCCGTCCGATAGGTGTTCGCGCAGCGACAGTTGGGATGCTGCGGGATGGTGGAGCGCCCGGAGGGGAATGGGTCTCCTACCTTTATCCACCCCGCAGCCTCGTTGGCCCGGCACTCCACTGAGACTAGTTCATCTCCCTGCGTCACCCACTGCTTCTCGTCCTGGTCCTGGATGATCGCCGCCTGCATGGCCCCCTCCCCGAGTGCCGTGGCCGTCTCCGTGCGGGCCACCAAGCTAGCCCGGTCCTTGCTGAAGGCGAAGTCGGATTGGAGCGCACCCTGTAGCTCCCCGAGACTCCGGCCTTCCTCGATCGTCTGCGCTACCAGTTCCCCTACCCGCCGTCGCGTATATGCAACGAGGTTGGCATCGCCTGTCACCGTGAGCAGTTCGGCGCCCCGGTGCTGGGCGTACCGTGAAGCGAGCACCTGGGCCTGCGCCGCCTCGACCTCGGGATAGGCTTCGGCAATGGATAGCTCGAACAGGTCCTCCAGTTCGGCCACGGTGTCGTCGCTGTACTTGCTCCACCAATCCCAGTCGTATCCGTTGACATCCGACTCCTCGATCTTCGCCACCGGTGGCAAATCCTTGGTGAAGTCGCCAATCGTCTGTATGCCCTTGAACTGTTCCAGATATGCAACAAGGGCACTCGACTCGGTAGCCAGGCGATCGGACCACGACTGAGCTATCAGACGCCGCTGGCTCGCGACGGACTTCGTATCGAAGGCGTCCAGGATAAGGCCATTGAACTCGGCGACCGGGAAGGACCTGCGGGGCGGCTTGGCGCTCAGGGCAAAGGGTAGCCCTCCACCGGTGGGCTTGAACTCGTCGCCGTCGTCCACCTCGCCGTAGCCGAGGAGGCCACGGGACTCGTTCAGGGTCAGGATACCTGTCGCATAGCCGTCCCGCGCCTCCAGGAGGTCCCGATCCCGGTCCTGGGGTGTCGGGTCCCGGAAGTCGAAGGTCAGGTCAGACGGTCCGTATGTGGGCAATAGGCGCCTATTCAGCGCCCGCCGGAAGCGCCGCAGCCTGGGGCGCACTATCCACCTGCTGAAGGCCACCTCGGCCGCCTCGGCGTTGGCCCGGTTGACCGACTCGCTGATCCCCAGCATGGCCAGGGGCATCCCGAAGGCGCCGAGGATAATGTCACGCTCCAGGCGCCGTAGCTGCTCCATTTGCATATCGCGCTGGGTGTACTTCCGGTCGACCCATTTGCCCTTCTCCAGGATGGCGATGCGATGGGCATTGGCGACGCCCTTGTGCTGCTCCCTCCACCGCGTGATGTAGCGTTCCCACGCTGTATCGTCCATTGTCTGGTCAAGCTCGATCACGCCGCCGGGCTCGGCGTTGTTCACGAAGAAGTTTCGTGTCCACTGCCCGGCGTACTTCTCCGATTCGAGGTCGTATATGAGGGCCTGCACCGGCCCGAGGCCCCGGTAGGGGTTCAGCGGGTGCGGCATCCGAATGAAGATTACGTCGTCGACGTCCAGTGGGATGCGCTCGGACCCGATCACATAGAGGTAGCCCTGGATGAACTCGTCGGGGTGAGGGATCGGCCGGATGCGGTCGGGGCGCATAGGCCATAGCTCGACGGGCCTGCCCCTGGAATCCCGCAGGATCAGCCACCAGCACTCCCCGGTAAGGTCGAGATGCTGCTGGCACGTCTCCAGGAACTCCTCGCGTCCGTAAAAGGGGTTAGGCTGCTCCCAGAGGTCGAGGACGGGGTGGGACTCGACCTCCCGGCGGTCGTCGCCGGTCCCACGGTACAGGGTCCACTCGTTGGCGCCGACCCCTTGGCTAATCCGGCTGACCGTGGAGAACAGCCATCCGACATCGGCGTACCGCTCCATGTTGGCGGTGGGGCTCTGACCAGGCTGGCCACCACCGAACAGGCCGCCCATGAAGCCACCGACGAGCCCCAGGTTAGGGGCCATCGGTATCCGGTCCGGTGTCGCTGCCCTGATACGGCTCTTGAGGTAGCGCCCCATAAGCCCTACCAGGCTATCTGATCGTTCTAGCACGACGGTCGCCTCCCCCTTGCGAATCCCCTCTCAGGTTGTTGCGGAGGCGACCGGGCCGCCGCAGTTACGCGTAGATGTCCACCGCGCCGTTATCCCGCGGGAGCCCGATGGCGGCGTGGTGGTGTCCCTCATGTCCTGAGCCTCGGCGCCTTGTCCCATTACGAATAGAGCACCAGTACATCATCGCACCCACCCGACCCGGCGCGGCGGCCAGTAGCGGAACGAGACGCGACCAAGGACCTTGTCGATTGGGACATCCGGGTAGTCGACCACGTCCCGGTTGTCACTGCGGAGGTCGGCGACAACACCCCGTCCCCGGCCGACGGTGAACGTGGTTATCCTCTTCACGACAAGGTCGAGGTCCACGATAGGCCGAGCGATCACGACGCAAAAGCTGAGCCGGTACCGCACCACGACGCAGCGATCACCGGGCTGGAGCGTCGGCGTCATGGACGTCCCGACCATCTTGACCAGCCACGGCCGCCTCATGCGTTCAGCCCCGCCGCCATCGCCGCGCCCTGTGCCGACTCGCCCACGACCAGCCCCGGCGTCTGGTGGGGGCCTTCGTGCTTCGGTGCCCGGCTCCCTCATAATCTCCTTCAGGACCTGGTATGCCCAATGCCACGATCGACAACGCTTCATGGCTAGACTTCCCCAACGTCGAGCAGAGTGCCCGACCGCTCGTAGATTTGGCCTAAATGGAAGACCGCCTTCAAGCAACTCTCGATAGGGTGCTCGGCTAGGAGCACCGCGAACATCGCCGCAAACTCCTCCTGCATTTCCGGGGAAGGCACCAGTGAGCCCTCCTCGATCACGCCAAGGGTATGCTCAAACGCCTTCAGACGGGCGGCGTGGCTTTCGTCATTCATATAGACGAGTACCACACGTCAAGCACTTGGCTCCCCTCGCGGAGAGTTGCCCGAGTGGCCGAAGGGACTCGTTTTAGAAGCGAGTGGGGTGGCTTTGATCGGTGCCCCCACCTCCGCTTGCCCGTCGACAAGCCCTAGCGTAATCAAACGAACCTCACGCTTGGCTCCCCCTCCAGCATAAGCTCGGACAGGCCCCACACGACAGCATCGAGGCGGTCCGGCGACGCTTCCCCCGGCTTGTTCTCCCAGGTGCACATCTGATCTTCGAGGTCCGGGAACTCCCCGACGTGGTGGACCTTGCCCTGTTGGTACAGTGCCGCTACCGGCTCCGCACGGGTACGTTTCCCTCGACTCGCGTGGACTAGCTGAACCGGCACCACCATACCACGATTTCGAGCGGCGACGCCGATGGTAATCTCCACCAGTTCGCCGCCGTTGTTCGCTTCTGCAACGATGGTGTCGGCCTTTAGCTCCAGGTAGAGGTCGATGGCCCGGTTAGCCCAGTCCAGCGGCGACATCCTGCCCGAGGCGTCCCGGAAGACGTAACCGTGGCTGTTCTCTCCGATCCCAGCCGCTACGATTCCCGCCTCATCGCTCTCCTCGGAAGTCGTAACGTTCGGGTCTATGGCTACCACAAGTCGTCGGATATTGTACTGCTCAGGTGTACCAAGCGCCACGCGCCGATCGTCGATCCAGGCCCGCTGCCATAGCGCCCCCTCTAACTGCTCTATCAGCTCGGCGTATATCTCCTGACGCCCTAGGTTGGTGCCCTCGTACTTGCGGATGATGGCGGCGAAGAAGGACGGGGGCAGGTTCGCCATGTTGTCGTAGGTGGCGCCCCTGGTGGTCACGGTGCCCGGCTCCCTCATAATCTCCTTCAGGAGCTTGATGGGCTTCGGTGTCGTGGTGATGGTGACCCTCGGTGCCTGCCCGAGGCGAAGGCCGAATTGCAGGTTGTTCCACGTCTCCCGCGGGTATTTCCACGATCCCAACTCGTCGCACCATGCCTCGTCGAACTGGGGGCCTCGTAGCTGGTCGGGCTCATAGGAGCTAAAGCAAAGCGCGAAGGCACCGTTGGGCCACGATAGCTTCCGGTTGGCCTTGTTGTAGGTTGGCCGTTGATGCGGTGGTGAAACAGCGATCAGGCCGGACTCCCCCTCGATCATCGTGTCCCGGATGTCCGCCGGTGTCCGAGCCACCAGCGCCCACCTGCCCGAGCGACCAGAGTCTACGCCGTCACGGACTGTCTCGGCGCCCGTCCTCGTCTTCCCCCAACCCCTCCCCGCTAGGATCAGCCACGTCAGCCATGCCCCCGGCGGCGGCATCTGCTCCGTTCGCGCCCAGAACGTCCACTCGTATAGGAGGGCTCTCGCTTCCTCCTCCGGCAGAGAGAGCACGAGTGCCGTCAAGGAGTCCTTCTGCTTCAGCCTGCTCAAGTCTTCCAAAGTGGAGACCGAGCTTATCGAGGAGGGCTTTCCTGGGGTCGTCGTAGACGTTGAGGTCGATTTCACCTGATACCTCGTGCCGCTGTGCGTTCTTCCACCGCTCCGGGCTCCGGTTGTATAGCCAAACCTGCTGCGCCGTTACGTTGCCGCCGATCGCCGAGAGGTACATCGCCCCCTCGACGCGCTCGTTCGCCGTAGTCTCCGCATAGGATACGTCCTCGGCGAAGGCCGGATACTTGTGCATGTGCTTCTCGACGGTCCGGGCGTTGACGCCTACCTGAGCCGCGCACGCCATCCGACGCCCACCGGCGGTAAGGAGCCGGATGTACTCCTTCTTCTTTACTGCGTCGAACTTTTCGATCCTACCCATCGACCAGCACCGCCTTCTGGCCAGTGTAGTCTTCCCAGCGTCGGATTGTGACGTCGCAGTAGCGAGGCTCAATGTCCAAAGCATAGCACCGCCGCCCTAGGCGCTCCGCTGCGATGATGGTTGTCCCAGATCCGACGAAGGGCTCGTAGACATCGCCCTCGTGGTTGCGTATCGGGCGCTCCATGCATTCGAGCGGCTTCTGGGTGCTGTGCCCTCCCTCGACGTTAGCGTCTAGCGGGATAGCCCATAGCGTCGTCTGGGATCGATCGCCAGCCCATGCGGCGGTCTTGCCCTTTCGGACGGCATACCAGCACGACTCATGCTGCCAATGGTAATGACCTCGCCCGATTGCGAATCGTGTCTTGGCCCATACGATTTGGGATCGCGTCTCGAACCCCTTGGCCTTTAGGCTTTCCTGAACCTCTTGCGCCGTCGCGTCATGCCACACGTAAGCAACGGCGCCTGGGAATAGCGCCCATGCCTCGCTCCAATCGGCCCGGTCGTCGTTCGTGACGGTGCCGACTCTTGGGCCTGTCCTGGCAGTTAACCCAGCGTCGGCGCGCCAAATCGCGTCATAGCTAACCCCATAGGGCGGGTCGGTCACCATGAGATTAGGCGTCACCCCACCCAGCAACGCCCCCACGTCCTCCTCGTCGGTCGAGTCCCCGCACATCAGCCGGTGCTCGCCGAGCTGCCACACCTGGCCCCGTTGCACCGTTGCAGCGTAGTCGTCCGCCTCGGCTGCATCTATAGCGGCGCCAGTGTCGTGGGTTTCCTCTTTCGGGTCCTCGGGCAACGTGAGCGTTGCTAGCCCACCATCTGCGACGGACGCAACGAGTTGCGACAGGACATCGCTGTCGAATGCGGCTGCATCGGCAAGGGTCTTGATGGCATCGGTGTCCGCCTCCGCCATCGCCGCCAAGGGGTCCAGCGTCAGCAGGAGCTTGCGGGCCTCGTCGTCGTCGAGGTCGAGTACGAGCACCGGGACTTCCGTATCCGGGGTGGTCTCGGCTCGTAGGTGCCCGTCGAGTATCTGTAGGCCGTCCGGCGTCTCCCGCGCGAGGATCGCATCAGCGTACCCTATCTCCCCGAGGACCGCTTCAATCGCCCGACGCTGAGCCGGTGGGTGCTGGCGCCAGTTCTCCGGGTGTGGCAGAAGCTCGGACGCCTTGACGGAGCGTAGCTCCTTTACTCTGTTGCGTATCTGCATCATTCCCCCGCGTGTCGCCGCATTACGCCCTCGTCGAACCGAGCAGGCGATACTCGTATCCTCGACCTTCTATGGGCGCTCATAATCCGAAGTACCAGGACCCTATCGCAGCGAGTACACCGGCCGTGGAGCGGCGTGTTCGGGTATGCAACGATGTATAGGGGGCGCTCGTTAGCTCCAGGGCAGTTAGCCACAACAGAATGGGCCTCCCGGGCTGAGATAATGGCGGCGTTCAAGACGATCGTGGGTCACTCCCTTTTGTTCCTCATTGCCCGCCTCCGGCCCTCTGCGGCACGACGCCGGTGCTGTGCTGAAACGTTGAATTGCCCCTCCGGGACAGTGTTGTCCATGTCCCGCTTCGTGTTGCATTTACGGCACACGCCTATCGTTAACGCCTCACCTCGAGGTGGCGGGATGAGGAAATGGTGGACGCAGTCACTCGGCATCTTCTAGCTCGTCATGGCCACATAGCGGACACGGCCCCTCGATAGGCTCCTCGAACTCGGCGTCGCAGTGCTGGCACGTCAAATCGTCGTCGTCATGCCATTCTTCCAGAGTAATAATTGTCTTGTTGGTCCGGTTGTCCGCCCCCGACGTATTCGAGTTCCACTTCACGAACTTCGGCTCCCCGAAGACGCAGTGGTCCGGGCTATCGTCTACTAGGACACCCGCGTCTACAAGCCCGTCGAGGAAGGGCTTCATCCCAATAATCAGATTGTCCAGATCAACCTTCTGTTGATTTCGGAACGTATAGGTTACCTTAACCACGTCGGGCTTGTGTCGGATAAACTCGGCGCCCTCGATATAGCCCCACCAGTTACCGCTCTCGCGAACCTTCTTCGCCCACCGAGCCTTCTCGTACCTATTCGCCCGGCTATTCCCCCTTAGCTGCTCAGGAGGCAGGTAGCCTAGCTCAATCGTCGCCGTGAGGGTCCTCTTATCGTCCCGCCCTATACAGTGCGCTTGGCAACGATGCTTGCGGGTCGGCGAGGTAGCGACAACGTCCATTATTTGCTCCAGGGTCTTTTTGAATCGCTTCTTGAAGGCCGCCCGGACAGCGATCACAACCAGCGCCTCGTTCTTGTAGGGCCAGGCCCAAATCTCCTGCGCATAGGCACGGTTCCTGCGGTCGTCGACGAAGAACTCGACGACAATGTGGTACTGGTCGTCTCGGTAGTGCCACCAGCCACGGCGGAACGTCGACTGATGCGCTCCGCCCTTCTCGTCCTCGCCGCTAAACCAGATACGCCGCGGGTTGAGCGGGCTATCGTACGGCTCGTGCCCGCAATAGGCGCAGGTGTAATACTCCCCGTCGTCGTGGAAGAAGTCCCCTCCGCACTTCGGGCATACCCTAGCCATCGTCGTCATAGTGCCACCTCGTAGATTAGCGATCGCCAGACGCGACGCGGATTCTTGTGTGCCGATATCCGGCTAGATAGTCTATATCGGTCGGTGGGCGCTATATAGCCAAGGGTAGCCGCCCGACGCATCACCGGTCCCATAGCCCTTAACTCGTGGGTTTGAACATCGTCGTCTAGGTGCGGCCATACTTCATCGACGATAAAACTAGGACTAGCCAACGCAGCGGCTCTTACCGCCTCTAGCGCCGCGTCCTTCCACTCCACGCGAGCGTGAGCCTCTACTTGGGCCATCGCCTCGGTTTTTGCCTTGGCGGCTGCCTGCGGATCGAATGGAAGTTGCGTCATGTCATACAGAACCCGGAGTCGCAAGGCAGCTCTAGCTGCTGAGCCCCCTCGTCCTCTGGAATCTTTACGGCCTCCGACAGCGGCTTGCGGTTAGGGTGAACGTACAGGAGATTTCCGGCAGATGCCCGCCGATCCCGGATGTTCGCGTCGACGGCCTCGGCCACCTGCCAATCAGGGCCACCCCGACGCTTCATATCCTTCCACACCGGGATGCTCTTATAGGGGCAGAACACACACGACGACTTAACAGGGACGGGCAGGTGGTTTCTTTCTAGCCACGCCTTGCACTCGGCCCGCGTCATGCGCGCGTCGATAAGCGGGTAGACGTTCTCAATATATTTCACGTCCGAGTCCCGCATCCGCGTCCACTCGTCGAGGCTAATACCCTGGAGGCTATGGACGGCGCCTGGGGTTGCCTTTATCCCCCGTTCAGTCATGACTTGGCGGAGGTACTGCCGGATTGGCGCTATCTTCCAGTCATGAGTACACTGTCGCCTAACTTGGCCCCTTGCCCCCGTCTGCGTATCGGTCGTAAAGGCCGGGATTGACACTGCGTTCGCCCATTCCTCGCGCACAACGTCAACCCGCCTAGCCGTGACCGTCACCACTTTGACGCCTTGCTCGCCCAGCCAAGGCGCCCACTTCTTAGCATGGGCGTACGTACCAGCGTGCTCGTAGGTCGTATCGGCGTGGATGGCGTAGTCCACGGGCTCAAGCTCCCCGAGCGCCGTCATGGCCGCCAGCGTCCAGGACTGGACGCCCCAGCCGAGCGATATAATACGTAGATTAGCCATCTCGCACCTTCATCGGACGACCGCGTAAGTTTGCTGCTTCATCGGTTTATCCGGTGGCCCCTTGATATAGGGCGCGATCCAAATCAACCGATGCGCTTTTTCCGAGGGATACCACTGAGCCCGGATGTGGCCACTCACCCACCACTGGTGATTAAAGCCGGAAGCACCACCGGTAGCTTGTTGGGCAGCCCCGCTCGGAGTCGGCAGCGCCCGTCTCAGTACGATCGTGCTGTGCGAGGCGTCTTCTTTCCTGACAGCCTCGACACGGCGGCGGATGGTGCGAGGCAACGGCACCGATGCTTTTTCTATGTACGGCGAGTTGATAAACGCTAGCTTGCGAAGGACTGTTTCAGTCCCTCGAATCATCCCCCCCGACCGAAAATCGTCGGGATACGTCTGGCCGTATTTGATGGTGCCCCCGACGATTGCGTATCGGTCCTCTGACGGTGCTTGGATATCACTAAGTATATCGAGTTGATCGCCACGGTCCACAAGCAGCATCCAATTCATATCGCCGCCCAGGCTCTCGCCGGTCGCAGCGTTCCGGACGCGGTGCGCCGTTTCAGTCGACATAAACATGATCGGGTGGGGCATTGCCCGGCCGATCACATGGCGCGGCAGCGGTAGTTCACGCGCCACCGCGTCAATCTCGTTGCTCCAGTAGTATGTAGCCGCCATCATCAATAGCATCCCGATAGTGGCCCTGACCCATGCGTGAGGCTGCTCAGTGCGCCCACCAAAGATGTCTAACTTTAGCAAACCACTCGTTTCAGGAAAGGCCAGCATTGCCACAGTGTAAAGCCGCTCCCCCTGAGCCATCCAGGGAGCGGTATGGCGGAAGTCGCGGCCAGTCTGTGTATGTGCCAGAGCCGATTGGGCGTATTGTTGGAACAGTGGATCGCAGCGTACGCGTTCGGCTAGCCGGTCCAATAGGCGCTGCGTCGCAGCCGTATCGTTCTGTGCAGCTTCCATAAACCGCTGCATTTCCGGCAGGTCCCGCGCCGCCAAGAGTTGGTCATAGTCCTCGAAACTAACCATGCCGACAGCCCCGCTGAGTGAAGCCTAGGCTGAACGGGTAGTCAGGGTAAATCGAGTAGTCGTAGTACTCGTACTTCTCATCGCCGATGAACTGCTCGACCGTGCGCCAGTCACCAGTTCCGGTGCCGCCAACGATAGCCTCGGGGTAGGCCGCTTTCAAGCGGTGAACAACAGGATCACTCCAGCGGAAGATAGACGACCCGTACACAGTGTCGTATCGGGGTTCAAACATACTGGGCGATGGCGTTCGGGCCAGCACCACTTGGTCTCCACGGTTCCGGTGCCAATGGGCGAGTTTCATCAGAGCCAGGTTAGGCAACTTGCCGTCGATATGGACCAGCCTTACGGTCTTCACGTACGTTTCAACCTGTAATCCTCCGCCTCGCACCAGATCACCCGCACGAACTCGGGATTGGTCCGGTCGAATGCCAGCAGCGCCGGGGTGGTCTTCGCGAAAGAGATAATCACCGAGTCGCCTTCGATCCCGGAACGTCATTCGTCGACATTGCTTACCTCCTGCTGTGTTTGGTTAAATCCCCAACGGTAGCGACACTTGGGCCAGCCTCTTTTCAGCCAGCGCCAGGTAGTCAGCATTGAGGTCAACGCCGATGGCTCGACGCCCGAGCTTCTGAGCCACGACACAGGTGGTGCCGGAGCCTGCGAAGGGGTCGAGCACTGTGGCACTTATCGGGGCTCGGTCGTGGTCGCAGGTGGGCCGCCAGCCGAGAGTCTGATCCGGATGTTCTGCCTTCCACCGGGCTTGTTCCTGCCCACTTAAGCGCGAAGCACGGAATCCCATATTGCCAGCACCGACATTTCCAGCTTGGCCGCGTTCAAGCCGCTTCGGTGGATTGCGGTGATTTGGTTCTGTTTGCGCTTTCCCTTTCTCAACGACCCGCTCCCACGGCGCGCCGCACTCGGGGCAGACGCCATGCTCCGACGTGCCGGCCAGGATGCACGGCTCGACCAGCGCCTCTGGAAATGTAGCGAAATGTGCCTCGGGGTAGGGCTGCGTGGCGACCTCCCACACCGACCGCTTGTTGCGGCCACTCACGAGGGTGTCATGCTTTGCAAATCCTGCTGCTGTCCGTCTATCGTTGGTAGGCGTAGCGCCATCGAGGTTCTTCGCATCGTGGCCAGACGCCCTAACTAAGCGGCCCTCGTGAATGGCGCTCTCCCGAACCGCGTCGGCGTCGTAGTAGTACCGTTCAGCCTTCGTCAACAGGAAAAGGTACTCGTGGCTCCGGGTCGGGCGATCGGTCACGCTCTCGGGCATGGGGTTGGGCTTCGACCACACGACGTCGCTGCGCACCCACCAGCCATCAGCTTGGAGCGCGAGCGCCACGCGGGCAGGCATCATGCAAAGGTCTTTGTCCTTCAAGCATCCAGACAAACGATCCACCCGTTCCGCAAGGGCTGGGGATGTATTCCCAATGATGTTGCGCCTAGAGGTAGACCAGGCCGAGGCATAGGAATCGCCGATGTTCAGCCAGCACGTCCCGTCCTTCCGCAGCACACGCCAGAGCTTGCGGAACACCTCGACCATGTGCTCGACGTAGAGGTCGATGGTCGGCTCCAGGCCAAGGGTGCCACGCCAAGCGCCGCAGGGGCAGCAGGACCTAGACGAGGCTGACCGTAGCGGCTCTCGCTTCGCATCGACCCCACCAGGCTGTAGTTCACCACGACCGTTGACACCCTGTGCCCAGTTGCCCTTGCCTATTTCAGTGGCGACCGTTTCGTTCTCCCACTCGTGCTCGTGGTCGTCGCCGCCCCAAACGCTCGGTTCCAGCCCGTAGTCCCTCAAGCCCCAGTAAGGCGGGCTCGTCACGATGCAGTGCACCGACTCGTCGGGGACCCCGCTCAGGTCGCGGGCGTCGCCCTGGTAGAGCCGCACCACGCCGTTGTCGTAGGTTGGGGTCATGCTGGCACCTTCAGCCGGTAGTCTTCCGCCACGCACCAGATCACCCGGACGATCCCCGAGGAGCGATCGAACAACCGCGACGCGAGCCGGTGGCCCCACTTCTCGGCCAACTGGTCCGGGGTGGTCCCGTTGGTGGCCGCGATCATGTACGACCCGTCCGCGTAGCGATGGTCGACGATGTCCGTCAGGTAGTCGACGCCCCACGGGGTGACGTTTGAGTCAACGCCTATCTCGTCCAACGCGAGCAGGTGAACGGATCGCAGAAAGTCCATTAGCTCGGTAACGCCTTCGCCCGAACCTACGGCCGCCCGGAGCCGGTCTAGGAGGTCTAACGCGTTCGTGTAGTAGACCGAGTGCCCCGCCGTAAGGACGGTGCGGCAGAGCGCCTCTAGCATGTGGGACTTGCCCGCACCCGTAATCCCCGAGAGCAGGAGGTGACGCGGCCCAGCGCCCTTGCTTAGCGCGACCACGGCGCCGAACATCTCCCGCGTATCGGTTGTGGGCTTGAAGTTGTCGAAGGTCCGAGGACCGACCGGATCATTGCGGATCGGAAGGTGAGCCGCTATGAGGTTTTGCTGATCCTGCGCTTCGCGCTGTAGCACCGCCTGATCCATTCCGCACATATACGGGGAAAGTCCGGCCGCCGACCCGTTAGCTAGGGCTGGCCGATGCTCCTTGGCCCACTCGACGAAGCTGGCGATCCTATCCGCCCGAAGACCGCCGCCAGCGCCACACTTGAAGCAATCCTCCCGGGGAGTACAGAAGAACTCGTCAGGGACTGGCGTCCTAGGGGTCGTATCGAATACGAGCGGGTTCATCCGTGCGCCTCCTTCGCGGCCCGGACAGCGGCCCGTCGATCGTCCTCGCTCTGCGGGCCTGACTGTAGCCCAGCTAGACGCTTACTCTCCGACGTTGTGCACCAGCGCATAAAGAAGCCCTTTACGCCCTTCGGCTTCCGGCTAGGCGCTGCGTTCTCGATCCACTCTAGGGCTGCCTCAGCCTCTAGCGACAGGTTGAGGAGAGGATACGCCTCCTCCATCTTCGCAACCCACCCGTTCTGGAGAGCAGCAGCGTCGAACTTCTCGTGGGCAGATAACCGGTTAGCCCAGTCGGGCACCCCTTCTAGTAGTAATAGTTCGTTGTTAGTTCCTTTGTTAGTTACGGGTGACGCGTCAGTGCGCCCCTCGGGTAACGCATCAGTGCGTCTCCCCCTAACGCGTGGGCGCGTCACCCCCTGACGCGTAGATGCGTTACCCCCTGTCGCGTGTACGCGACTCTCCTGGGCCTCGGTAAGGCCGGGTAGCGATAGGACGAAGACGTTCGAGGTCTGCCGCCCGCCCTCGAAACGGTTGGCTACCCTTAGTAGCCCGTCGTTCTTCATGGCGTCGACGTGACGCCATACCTGACTCCTCGAAAGCCCGCAGAGGTGCCCGAGGTCCCTGGCGCTCGGCCAGCAGACCCCTACCTCGTCGGCACGGTTGGCAAGAGCTAGGAGGACGAACTTCCTGGCTGCTGGCAATTCCTGATCCCAGGCCCACGCTGTAGCTTGCGCCGACATTACAAGCCTAACTCCTCGGCCGGGGTAGGCTCCTGGCTGATCCACCGATAGATGGCCTCGGCCGTCGCCAGGAGGTCTTCATTTAAGCGCACGTCCTTCGCGCCGCCGCCGATGCTGTAGTAGGCTATCGCCTTGTCGACGGCCCCCTGGCGCTCGATACTCCGCCGTTTAGAGGGGTGATCCGGCTTCATCGTGTCCTCGGGTATCCGAGGAGCCGAAACGTCGGGCTGGGGGCCTGTTGGGGCCTCCTGGTGGCCGTGCCCAGCGTTGAGCTTAACGAGGTTCCAGTGGCCGTGCCCAGCGTTGAGCTTAACGAGGTTCCACTGGTAATGGTTGTCGTACTGCCCGTCCTTGTCCTGCTTGAGCTTGCCCCGCTCGATGATCGAGGTGAAGGTCTGCCGGGGCGGCGCGCCCTTATCCGGGTTGCGGGGAATCCACATCTTCGACGGGTAGTTAGATATGGACGGAATCTTGACCGATAGCTCCCACTGCGGCTCGTACGGCTCCCGCTTGGATTCCGTCTCGGCCGCGCTCAGAACCTCTAGCTCGACGGTTCGACGTACCGGGTCTTCCGCCATGATTAACTCCCTCCGTTCCTCTCGATGATTGCTCGTAGCTCCTCTGCCGTCTTCCCGAGAGCCGTCGCGACCTTAGTAACCGTCGTAGGGTGAGGCCCATAGGGACGACGGTGCCGCTGGTCAAGTCGGACAATAGTCGAAAGAGACACGTCGGCTGCCCTTGCTAAAGACTCCTGGCTATAATTGGCGAGTTGCCGAGCGCGCCGGAAAGTCACGCCACCGTCTCCGCCATCAACTGAGTGCGGAGGTCCCCCGCTTCGATCCCCAGGTGCGGTGCCAGCGCCTTCGCGGTACGGAAACGCATCTGGTGACGCCGCCCGTTCTCGTAGGAAGCGATGGCTTGGATGCTGATACCGCTCAAGGCCGACAACTCAGCCTGGGTTAGTAGTTTGGCTTCTCGGAGTCCCTTGAGAATACTCATACTCGGAAGTATAAACGGCCTTGCATTGCCTCGTCAATACCCTCCGCAGGGGTTGACAAGTGGGATTCTATGCCTGACAATGCCTTTACAATCAGGAGGTAGCTAGAGAGTACGAACAACAAACGGTGGTGACGACAACCAACCCAAACCAAGCCCGGCAGGCGGTGCAAGGGGGGAGCTTCGAGAGCGGCGAACCCGGACCCGGCGACGAGGCGGCAAAGGTTCAGGGGATGAAAGGGCCACCCCTGCTGACGAGGCCCCAGCCGGGCCGAAACCTAGAGGAGACGACGGTGCACGTTTACACCTACAAC